AGCCCCTTTCGGGGCCCTCTACTGTGAGTTTACTCACACTTCGCCTTGGGATTTTGTCCTTTAGGCTTTAGGGTTTGCTTTTGCAAGCTCTCTTTCACGGAGTCTTCCGAATGCGAGGTTCGACCTACTCTAAGAATCGTTCCACTAACATAAGTCTCGTCTCTTATACGACGACTACTCATGCTAATGGTACCATGGACCCAGTAGGTATCACTACCCACAACGATACTGAGACCTTTTCAGACAACGGTTTTAAGACCGAGGAATGGAAAGCTCGTATCCGCGCTGGTTATGATGCTACGACGTCCCGTACTGTTGTGCACGTTGTTCCCACTGTCGAGCCAGGATCTGTATCCTGGGCTACGGGTGGTATCACCGCTCCCAACTTGAACGTTTCTCAGACGATACAGGGAGAGATTCTCTCTCCTGTACCGTATAACATAGGTTTTCCCTCTAGTCCGGCCGGCTCCGATCAGACGGTAGTTGATACCGTCATCGCTGGTCTCGTCCACAACGCCTACCAAGAAATTACTACATTTAATGGCGGTGCGTTTTTGGGTGAGATTAGAGATACTATCCACCAGATCAGGCATCCATTGGACGGTCTTACTAAGTTCACAAAAACTTGGCTCGAACGCAACAAGAAGGCTTGGCGCCTTCAGTTCGTCCGTGCCAAGCAACGTGGCTTAAAACCGCCTAAGGCCGCGTCTCTCGTTAGCAAAGCTATCGGTGAGTCGTGGTTGGAGTATTCCTTCGGTTGGAAGCCTCTTGTTGCCGATTTGAACGATGCGGCAAAAGCTCTTGCTGAGCACGAAAACTTTAAACCATCCCGGTTTATTGTCCGTGCGAAGCATTCAATTGAGCTCGGGTCGCCTTATTCTTATCAGCAGCATGGCTTCGTTTCCGTCGGGAAGGTCGGCTTTGACAGCTATACTACCGCAAGGTATACTATATCTGGTAAAGGCGCTGCCTGTATTGAAACGGTTCCTTCTAATGTGGGTAACGTCAACGTAGCAAACTTTGGTTTGTCACTTGATGATTTTTACCCTACACTTTGGGAGATCATACCGTATTCATTCCTCTTCGATTATGTCAGTAACATTAATGTATTGCTGGAGTCCTTTAAAGTGCGTAATCAACGTTTTATTTGGGGTTGGGTCTCAAGGAGACACGACTGCCATGTAAACGTCGGTTGCTCACTTAATATGGAACAAACCAGGAACGCATTCGTGCCCTACGACACTTTCGGATCGGCTGGTGGTAACCCAGGCTCTTCTCATACGAGCTACTTCGCTTTGTATAGGGTCGTGCTTCCAGATCTGTGGGTTACCCCACGGATCTTTTCGCCCGGTCCCAGCCTAGCGAGACTAGCTAACCTTACCAGTTTGTTTGTGACTGGTAGGCGTACCGAGAAGTTTATCCTTGGTTCGGATTACCGAATCAAAACCACGTAGAAGGAAAGGCCAATGGCCATTTCTCTGTCAGCAATCACGGGTGGAGCCCAGACCGGTTTTACGGCCCCCACCTACACTCCGACAGCGGATACTCCGCCCCCGAATATTCGGGGTAAGCAGTGGTATATCAGTGCGGTCGGTGGCACCCAGACGGGTGTTATCGCTCACACTGTTTCTGCCCCTTTCACGGTTCTCGTTACTGCTCCTAGCGCCCTAAAGACGCTAAGTGCAATCGATCCCGTGACTGGTATGCTTAGGTCGGTTCCGCGCAACAACTATGGCGTCCTTATTCGTAAGGGCGCCACTCCGTTGGCGGGGCAACCAGCTGCTGTAGCCATTTTCCGGTGCACCTTTGAGGTGCCTGCCGGGACGGATACTGCAGATGGTAACTCCATTCGCGCGTTGACCTCATGTGCCGTAGGTGTCCTTTCTCAGATTTCGGCTGGCTTGGGTGATACCCTCGTCAGCGGTGGTCTGTGATGTGGACGCCTCTTCGTTTCATGAGTATGCTATCGCACTAGGCACCTTTATGTTAGTGGTGCTAGTGATTATTGTTCTGGGTCGGATCAAATGACCGCCCCTGACAATAATGAGTTAGTCCCTGCTTCTCAACCTTTGGTTGAGATTCAGTCTAACTCTGATGGCATTAGCCTCGGGGATCTGCTCAGCATTTTGTCTGCGTCTAAGTCGCAAGGTCATGATGGCGTCTCCACTATGGAGATCCCGTTCGTTACCCACGGCGATGTCGCTGACGACTTGCTGAAGCTTTTCGTCCTTGGCGTCAATTCTAACAGTGTAGGAAGGATCTTACGATGGGCTTCAATCCTCGTGATGTTGTTTCCGGCCTTCAAGAGGACTTATCAGAGTACCGTGGATCGCTTGATCCATGGTGCTCCGTAAGGCAGGCTGCTGGTCGGCACATGCGCATGAACTGTACTAAGAAATTAGTTACAGAACGTGCACACGATGCTTCTCTAGTGGCGCTTACGAAGTTCGTCACATCTAATACGATGTGTGAACGGTATAAGCTAAAGGTAGAAAGTTCCTGGGATGACGAACTTGTAGGTCTCGTCAAAGACGAGATCTATAAGTGTTGGAACAAGGAAGGATTCCCTGTTCTTAGCACATACGACGAATTATTCGCCGAGTGTGACGTCGGTCCCGGGTCGAGCGTTGGGGCAAATGGAGCAGACTTCTATACGAAGCTGTTCTCATCACCCCTCTGCGCAACTTCAACCCTCCTTTATCGAGCTTATAGCTCGACGATTAGGTATAGACCTAGGTGGTTTTCTTCAGAGCTTCATCGCTCTGACACCTACGGTCCGCCTACTATCGTAGAAGGTAACCGTCTCTCCTTTGTTCGTAAGTCTAACGAGACAGACCGAACTATTTGTATCGAGCCCGCGCTGAATATGCTATTTCAGCTCGGTCTCGGCGGCCACATACGTAAGCGCTTACTCGAGGTTTATCATATTGATATCTCGAATCAGCAGTATGTGAATAGACGTCTTGCCTTGCTAGGGTCTCGTCATGATAGTTTTGCTACTATCGACTTGACTTCAGCTTCTGACACGATATCTATCTCGCTTTTGAGGGAGATACTCCCACGAGATTTTCTCTCGTGGCTCCTTCAACTACGAAGCCCTTCCTGTAAGTTGCCATCGGGCGACTTGCTGGAATTACATATGATAAGTAGTATGGGTAACGGGTTCACATTCCCGTTGCAAACTCTTATCTTTTCGGCCTGTGTTGCGGCTGTCTATCGTCAACTTGGTATTACCAGGTCTGATGGCAGAAAGCGCGACCATTTTGGTCGTTCTGTTGAGAGAAACTGGGGAGTCTTTGGTGATGATATTATTGTTGAGGCGAAAGCCTACAACCGTATTATACATCTTCTTAGGCTCTTTGGTTTTACTCCCAACGCCGCAAAGTCCTTTTGTGAAGGACCGTTTCGTGAGTCATGTGGGGTCGATGCTTTCAAAGGCATCGATATACGGCCAGTCTTTCTGTCCAAACTGGACCGCCCCCATGACCGCTATATCGCGATCAACACCCTCATCAGGTGGTCAAGCAAGCATGGTATCCCTCTTCCTTTGACACTCAGTGTCTTAGTTAAGAGCGTACCAGGCGTGTTTGTACCGCCTTGTGAAAGTGATGATGCCGGCATTCATGTGCCCTTATCTTTGGCTAAATACACCAGGGATAAAAACGGGTCGTATCGGTATAGAGCTTGGGTTGTAAGACCCAAGTTTCTAACCGTTTACGATGACCGTATTTGGGTACCTAGGAACGCTGGCCGGAAACGCGCGTATAATCCTGACGGATTATACGTTACGTTTCTACGCGGTAGCTTACGAGAGAGTAGGATCGGCCTCAGGCATGAGGTCCCGAACTACTACTCTAAGAGTAGGGTAACTCCCAATTGGGAAATACCCAACGGCGACCCTCGCTTCGAGGGTCTGGTAGGGCAGCGGTGGAGTACCGCTGTGCTATTAGGCTTGACAACCTAATAGCGTCCTAGAGACAAGGACGTCTCGTCCGG